CATCCGCGACTCCAAAAGCATTCCCTTTATTACCATAGAAGTCTTTATTTATAAGAGCTGTATCATCTAGTACGAAAACATCTGAAAATGTACGTTTCCAAGATACCGCGTAACTAAACGTATCGCTAAGTGCCAGAGGGTCAGCTACCGCTTTTTCCAGTGCCCACGGCGATGTATCTGCTACGCTAAAACTATCTGTGAGTAATTTAGTTGTAACTAGAACGGTTACTTCTGATAATAATACGGTTTCAGTGAGGCTTCTATTTTTAGAGTCAGGATCCGTACGAATATCTGTGGCACTAACTGTAACAACCGCTACGCTAGCCTCACTTTTAGTGCTTGATACCCCTGCCGCTATTAGGGGCAGCGTAATAGTTGCCCTGAACGTCATTAGAAGTCGTCTCTAATTTTGAATTTCAGCTTATCGAAGATGGTCTGTTTCTTGCCCGTACTGTCTTCCATCTCGATCTCAGCTTCATAAGTACCGGCATCGACATCTAGCGTAGTTAAATTCCACTGCATGAAGCACTCTCCGTCAGTCGCTGGTGCAACTATGCCGCAGGTCATCGTATCTAGAATGGTATCTCCACCTAAATCGCGGAAATATACGCGTACAGTCTGCCCAGTTAGGTTTATTGGGGCCCATGTTGTAGCGTCGTCGGGGTCGAGAACTTTACCCGCTGCAGCGGTAGTAGAATCTCGTAGTGTGAAATCGAGCTGAGGTTTGTCGTCGCCTGAAACTAAATTGATTGTGTCGTAATAAGCCATATTTTACTCCTAGGAGGTTATTCTCAGCATTGGCCATGCGTATAGGGTTCAAGTCTATCCCGCTAACCGTTGATTGGGATCGACCATCTTATCTACCTCGAATTTGAGAGATAAACTTTTAACAAAGGACTCTCTGTAAGCGAGAGCTAGTTGCGCATTCCCTGCGTCCGCATCCTTACTAAAGGCGCGGTATAATACAAAATCCATTAGTGCGTTGGCGTAGATATCGTCAACAGATATCTTGGTGCCGGCTGTTAAGTTGGGTATAACCGGCGGGTACGCCGCATAGACCATCTCTACGTAGTCTGTGACGCTCGGTTGCGGTGGATAAACGTAGAACACCTTCGGATCCCGCATATCGGTCATGAAATGCTTAACCACAGTCTTAGCGCCTGCGACCGTCCAGTCAGGGTCTTGCGCATCCATGAGATGTTTAAATACAATCGAGATAGCGCGACCAGGAGTTGTACCTGCCGACCCCATGTTACGATTGACCTCTATTAGTTTAGTACCGTCTGTAGGTATAGACTGCTTTACCCCAGCCACTAGTTTGACGCTAATGTTCTTTACAAAGGCATCGGGCCGGACTAGCGCCAATTCACGCTGTGCATCATTGACCCATTCCAGCATCTCAGTCGACGTCCAGCGGACATTTCCTGTATCCTGGAGGACGATTGAAGCCTTATCGACTAAATCTTTAGCGTCTATAGTTGCCATGTTACCAAACCGGTTGAATTTCAGGATTGGCTACGTCTAAGAACGCATAGCCTCTTCGTGCTTCAGCCGCCGCTTTCGCGACTTCTTTCTGGTACATCGTGAAGTAAAATGCCGCCAGCTCTTGATGGTTCCAAGATGTGCCAGGTTGCAGAAATAATATCTGCTTAGCCTTCATGACGATGACCTCGTAGTACCGGTTAAACATGTCGTCGTCAACCGTCGTAACGTTGAACTGAGGTTTAAGCGCCGCCTCTATAACTAAACCGTCTTTAATCTTCTCGACCGGAACATCCGTGAGGGTAATAGATTTAGGTAGGGTATAAGTATAAGTGCTGTGTGTTCTACCCCAACCATCGCTAAACGGATTGTGGTTGAAATGATCACCTAGACTTTGGAGACTAGCTCCGTTCGCTTCAACTCTGAGTACACGGACTACGTCCGTCTTGTTAGGAATGTCAATTTCGTATTCCACAGTCCCTTTAATAAGGGGCTGGGAACCCGTCGTTCTCCAAGTATAAGTACGTGCACAGAAATCCCGAGTGGCTTCGATACATGCCCTGTCCATAACTGGCTCAGGACACCCGATAACCTCGGGCGCTATAAACTGATAGAACGATTCTAATTTCATCCGACTACGCTATATGGGTACGTTAATACTTCATTGATAGGTGTTGAGTGGTTTTCCGGATCGTAGCCCATTTCATATTGAACCGCGTGTCTAAGCGCTTCTTCTACGTACACTGGTACGACAACTTCCAACCCTCTCTTAATTAGCCAAGTTTTACCGTTCACGCCTACCTGTACATCCGTAGAACCGGTATCTCCGGACTGCTTATGTATAACTATCGTGATGCTCTTCTCGCTTTCGGTAACTTCCTTGAACGGGATTTCCTTATCTTTCACTACCACTGCTTCTTTCTTTGTAGCCATTACGTTGCTCCTTGCAAACTAATTAAGAGAGGGCCCCCGAGGGGACCCTCCACTTCTGGGTTAGATGTCAGTTACGCCGACTTCTAATCTAGCCATCCATGTTTGGTTCAAGATGACAGAAGCGAAATACGCTTTCCAGCCAACATAACCAACCTGACCTAGAGGGTCAGATTTACTTGGAGTGCCAGGGTTTAATACTGAAGGTGTGATCGCTTTAGCACCCTTTAAAGGAACTAAACCGTATGCGCCTTTAGCGATAACCACGATTGGATATACATCCACTTTATAAACCGGAGTTCCAGGTGCAGCCACGGTATTAGATGTAACCATCCCTGTAGAACCGGCCGCTGCGCCTGCACCACTAAATGGAGTCAGTAAAGGGGTCATGATGAAGCGAATGCTTTCAACAGAACCGATCTCTTCAGGACACAATGGTTTGCGAGAACCGTAATCCGCTAAGTGAGTGAACCCAACTAGGTCACGAACATCCGCTTCACAATCGGTATGACAGAAAGCGATGTAACCACCCTCTACTGATTGAGTTGCGTAGTTAACCGATGAACTCATGATTTGAGTTACTGGCTTACCGCGGTTAGATTTTAAGTTACGAACGATCGCACGAAGACGCTTCAATGTAATCTTGCTGTCTACAGCAGTACGCGCTACGTGAGCCGCCGTGTCGTAGAACAAGTTTGTACCACCTTTGACGGTACCCCAAGTTAGCATCTCGATAGTTTCAGCCGCTTGCTCACCTGACAACATAGCCGCATCAGCAAGAACTGGATCTTCTGCTAAGTCTTGAACTACGTCAGTGATTTTAGTTACGCCACCATACTGTTTCAATTGAACAGATATATCCTCGTAGCCTAGTTGTTGCTCTGCAGGTGCTACACCCTCAACAAGAGGAGTCTGTGTAGTTAGTACAGAGAATGGTACTGGACGACGGAATTTAACCGTGTCAGCTGTGTTTTTAGGTAGTGGTTTAGACTGCCCGAATTTAGACAAAACCAAGATTGGTTCTGCATGTGCTAGCATTTGTTTTGCTGCATACGCCGCGGTACGCTGTGCAATATGCCCGTAATTAGTTAGAGCCATGAGTGTTCCTCAAATTAAAAGATAAACGAATAAATATACGTTTGAAGTTCTTCTAACGAGGGTCTTGCGGTATTCGAGGCGGGTGCGTCGTGGCAGTTTCCGTCGTACTACTTCCATGTCCTTGGTAGAGGACCCAACCGCAATCAAGGGGTCGGGTCATATCCAGCTTATTGATTAGTCTTGATCAGCGTAATATGCGAATGCGGACTCAAAATCATCGGGAGGACCGGATGGTTTCGAACGTCCCCGTTTAGGGACAGCCACGTTGCTTTTCAGCACATCTTGACGCGAAGATCGAATCTCTTCAACTTGCTCAGACTTATCTGCATTATAACATTTTAGGAGGTAAATGTAATCCTCTGATTCGTACGATTTGCGCAAATCTTGTACTTTCAATGGCTGTTCTTCTACCCACTTATCGAATGTTTCACTGCGTATGGTTTCCTGCCATTCCGGATACGCACTACTCACTATATTCATCTGAGAATCGACATATCTCTCCTCTTCCATCTGGCGTAACGGCGCTAAGCGCTCTTCCACCATCTGTTCGACTCGAGACTCGATTTCCCCTAACCGTTCGTTCGTGCCCTTGGCTATGTCTGGGTATTCTTCTTGAAGATTCGACCACAACTCTCCGCTAGGAGGGGTAACGCCTTCTTGAAGCGGTGCAGGTGGGGTTGTCGCCACATCAGCCAGCTTTCTGCTAAGAGCTGACACCCTACCATTACCTGATGCCACGCTATGCTCGAGCTCTTTGATTTTGGCTTGGGCGGCCTCGTAGTCCGTTCTATAGGATTCAGGGATACCGTCCCAATTGGAATCCGCACTATCGGGTACGACCTCATCCGCGACGCTATCTGTATCCTCCGCGACTTCTGGAATCTCTGCATCATCACTTGGTGTTTCCACCGGCTCATCACCGGGCTCTTCCATCTGAGGTTTCTCATCTACAGCGTCCGCCCATCCCTGTTCAAATTCGTCAACCACTTCTACTTCTACTTCGTTTTCTTCTGCCACTATCGTCTCCTAGACTTGAAAATCATCTACATCCATGTGTGCCGTGCGTTCTCGCTCGGGTTGCTTCAATAGCATATTTAAGGCATGCGCCTTTCCTCTATAAAACTGCGTGTCATCGTACGATAGCTTCGGGTTTTCTAGTGCCTTAGCTATCGTATCTAACTCTTTACAAGAGTAGTCAAATACCCTACCCCATGTCGTCGATGTGATATCGATCATATTCCTTTACCCTCCTTAGCGGCGTAGTCCATTTCGGACATGTGCATGTTCGCCTTGTTATCTTCCACCAATTGTGTCTTAGCCAACGCCGCCTCTAATTGAGACATACTCGCCTCCCCTTGAGATGATATCTGTAGCATCTGGACCTTGGCCTGCATCTCGGCTATTTGTAGCTTAGCCTGTAGTTCCATTTGCTTCAGTTGAATCTCTAGTGGTGGCTCTTCCGCTTGCTGAGCCTGCGCCTCTTCCATTGCTTTAATTTCTTCGTCAGAAACGATAACGTCATTAGGCGTGATGTGTTGAGCCTGAGCGACCTTACGAAATAACTCTGCATGTTTCACCAACGGTCCAAATACTGGGGACTCAGCCAACTGCATTCCC